TTTGACTAGGTTTGCTCCAGAAGACTGGAACCCACTCTTATGACCGTCGATGGCCGATAATGAGTTGTCAATTTCTGAATTGATGATTTTACCGACGCCACTAACCTCGTCAGGAACCTTTTTGATCGAGTTAACACAGTCCGTTATAGTAGCCGTAATAGAAGCAAGTCCGAGTCCAGTTGAGAGCGCGCCTGCGCCAAACGCTAGTAATCCAGCACCGCCAGCTAACAAACCAGGAGAAGCAAGTAGTAATTTTCCACTGGTTATAAGCAAATCTGTAGCGAAGGAGCCAAGACCTTCGAGTTTTGTAAGGTCTACCATGGTCAACACCATAAGACCGGCGCCCATTGCAGCCAAACCGAGTCCAGCAGCTATTGCGCCCGCTCCAGCGACTACTGCGCCCGCTCCAAAGACAAGCAAAGCAGCTCCAGCAGCTAAAAGTTGCAAGGAGAGAGCAGATATTTGTACGGCCGTATTGGCCAAATTCAACAGTGCTTCTTGACCAGCGGGACCGGCCGCAACAATCAAACCGAGACCCATACCAAGTAGCATGAAGCTAATACCCAATGCTGATACGCCGATAGAGAAGACTAAGAGTGCTGCTCCGACAACGAGAATGGCTGGGGCCAACAAGGTTAATGGGTTGATGGCAAGTGCTATGGCTATCAATATGCCAACACCAGCCAAACCGGATACAGCGAGAGCACCAAGACCTATTGATAGGACTAATGCCGCCGCACCTATGGCTGCTAAACCGATACCAAGGACTATTAAGGCCGCTCCTAGAAGCAGCATTGATGGAATAACCGGGGTCAAGAGAGCAGCGGCCACTCCGAATATGGCTAATGTGCCAACTAGAGCTAGAAGGGCTAGTCCTATCTCAGTTAAAGACATAGAACCGAGAATCTTGAGTGCCACTGCGAGAACGAGTAGGGCTGCACCTACGACGAGCATTGCTGCGGCGCCAACGATGGCTCCTTGCATGGCATTAACCGCTATGACAATAATAAGGAGAGCCCCTCCAAGGGTTATAAGGCCAGCGGCTATTTGCTCGGGTGACATACTGCCCATGATCTTCATAGCCAAAGCTATTGCAACCAATGCTACAGCCAACCCAATGAGACCTAGACCCATGCTAGCCAAGTTTTTAGGCATGAGATATACGGCGCCTATGATTAGAGCCAGTGCTATAGCCATAGCTCCAAGACCCTGTACCAACTGCTCAAGTGGCATACTGCCAAGAATAGCAATCGCCATTGCAAATATATTGAGCGCAACTGCTAGAATCCCGATAGCCACAGCCGTAGCAATGAGTTTACCAGAATCGCCCATTGTCTTGACAAATATAGCAATACCAGCCATGATGGCGGCAACCGCAATAAGTCCTTGGACAAGGGCCGCTGGATCCATGGTGCCGAGAGTCTTAACTGCCTGCGAGAGAATGAGAATAGCAGTTGCAAATATAACAAGTCCAACGCTACTGCTAATGAGTTTACCAGTATTCTTTGACATTGCTTTGGCAGCAACAACCATCATAGCCATCATAGCACCAATAGCAATGGTTCCGGCTACTATTTTATCAAAGTCACAATCACTAATCTTTTTAAGTGCAACTGCCAGAATAAGAATCGCAATTGACATGCCGATCATGGCCGTAGCCAAGATAGTCAACTTTGCAGTACCCTTTACACTCGTTCCCATTTTGTCAAATAATAACATGGAACCCATCAACTCAGCAAACAGAGTGGTCATCGCTGCTAAAGAGCCAGCAATCTTGTCTGGGTCGACCATTGATAGGACAAGGAACGACACCGCAAGGATACCAATAGCCGCTGCTATTTTTAGGAGAATGTTGGCCTTTAAGTCGTTCTGATAGGCCTCGAGGCATCCTTTTACACCGTCAAGAAGACCCGTAATTGAGGATAAGAAGCCTGAGCCTGAGTCGACAAATTTCTTGATACCGAGAATCAATGCTCCAAGGACACCCGTGCTAAATAAGCCGGCAAGACCAGAGAAGTTTAGGTTCTTAAGTGCATCGCCAATAGCCTGACCAAAAGGTTTAAGGTATTCGGCGATTTTCTTGAAGGTCGTTCCAATAGCGGTACCTATCTTACCTATGAACTCAGAGACACCCTCTAACGGTTTGAACTTCTCCTTGATTGAGTCAGCAAAGGCCGAGAAACCTGAGGTGTCAATGCCGAGTAACTTGCCAAAAGCCTTAACTATGGCTGTGACTCCGGTAGTAATGCCGTTCGTACAAGCGGTTATGACGTCGCTTAGAACTTCAAAGGCGGTGGTAAAGAACCCACTCTTATCTAAGAAGTCATCAATTGAAACTAACCAATCGCCAATACTGGCGGTAAAACCAAGAAGACCTTCTCCGGCTGGGGCCAATGCTCCAACCAATTTTCCGACAACTTTGATTACTGTAGTGAATGCTTTTTTGATAATGTCTAAGATGGCAAACAAACCCTTGAAGGTTCGTTTGAGATTCTGACTTTGCGTGTCGCTGAGTTTGAATTGTGCTGTGAAGTCTCGAATCTTCTCTGTAAGAGCATATAATTGTTCGCCTGTTGCGGCCGGAAAGATTTCTCTGAACCCATCTCCGATTGGTTTAAGAATACTCATTAAACCTTCGAAGGAATTACGTAACGCCTGTATAAGGTTCTCTCGTCCGGAGGCGAGCGTCATCTTTTTAGCGAAGTCATCGAGAGATACGGTCCCATTTTGAACCTCTTTGTTGAACTCTTCTAGAGCAGTAATCTGAGCACGAGTATACCCAAGCTCGGTTAACTGGTCATCAGATAGTCCTTGTGTCTTTGCTGTAAGGTTCTTGAGCGCTTCACTCATCATGTCCGCAGTAAGCCACCGGCTCTTTAATGTTGCCGTAAACGAGCCTTCTTTGGTTATCATTTCGTCTATTTTAACATCGTGGGCCTTGGCAACCGCCATTAGAGCGTCTATGTAGCCTGCTTCATCGGCAACTCCGGCATATAACAGTTGTTTCCACCCAGAGGATAGTCCTCCAGAAAGTAAATTGTTACGAACCTGGGCAGAATCACCAATGAGTTTACCCATAACGTTGGATATCTCAGTGAATACTTCCTTTGCTTCACCAAAATCACCGATTATCAGTTTCCAACTCTGAGACCATCCTGATTGGGCAGCCTCTTTTAACGTGTCGTATAACTGACTTAAAGTTTTAACTTTTGTAGCCGCATCGTTAGCCATCTTACCGAGTTTCATTATCTCAACTATTTGTGCCTCTGTATAACCCATAGTCTTAAGTTGTGTTTCGTTCAAATCCCCAGTAAATTTGGAAAGGGTTTCGGTCAGAACCTCGGATGTTAACCAACCTTTTTCAAGGGTGTTTCTGAACGAGCCTTCATCCGTAATCATTTGGTCGATCGCTACGCCATGAAGACGAGCGGTCTCTTTTAAAGCGTCTTGGAAGACTTGACCGCCCATACCAGCATTGACAACCGAGTTCCAGTCCATAAGTTTGACTGTTCCTGAGGACAATGCCTGAGAAAGTTGATACATGGCTACGGACGCCTGCTGGGCATTTGAACCCGAGACAGCGGCCAAGTTAGCGATACCTTTGATGGCCGAGACTGACGTCTTCAAATCGACGCCGGCGGCTGTAAAGGTACCAATATTCTTGGTCATTTCTGTGAAGTTGTATATGGTCTTATCGGCATATACGTTTAACTCATCTAGAGCCGCGTTAACCTGATTAAGGGTTGTACCTTTCATGGAGGTGTTTGCTAAGATGGTCTGTACAGCGTTTATCTGGGTTTCGTATTCACGAAAACCGGCCATGATCGGGTCAATGGTAAGGGCTGAAACAATTCGTTTGCCGGCATTTACTGCGGAATTGGTTATGTTAGCAAGAGCCGTCATGCCCATTATGCCTAGGTTAGAGAACCTACTAGCAATAGCGTCGACTCCATCAGCAATTCCTGCGAGTGAAAATTTCCTAGCAGCATCATGTAAACCCATCAAACTCTTAGTAGATTTATCCAGATTTAGACTACTCTTAAGTTTATCGAGAGTACTGATGCTGGTTTTAACTCCAGACTCAAATTGCTTATTGTTGAATTGCATGTCTACAATTCTTTGGTCGATCGATTTATCACTCATAGATTTGTAACCTCCCGCCATACAGATTTTGCAATCTTATCAAAGATTGGCTTAATTGCCGGGTTAATATAATCACGTCCTTGGACATACCCACCGGTTCCAGTTCCATGACCATACTGTAATATGATAGCAATGGGGACCCCATCACGAACATTGGAGTTTGTCCAAGCGATAGAATATGAACCTTTTCCGATAGTAACCTCGTAATCCCAGGAACTGGCAGTCACACCAGAGTCAACAGGAGTAGCAGAAGCTAGAGCGTTGACTCCCTCTCGACCATAACTCTCAAGAATTTGCCGATAGTTAATCTTAGTAGCTCTTTTTAGGAACTTCTCCGTGTTATTGAAGCTTCCTCGATGCTTGAATACTACCATGTCTTCCTCCTTATATCGGTGGATTCTTGTCTTTTGAATTTGGCTTTTCTTTCGTGTGTGGTTTATCTGGCCAAGTATTGTTTTGTGAAAGATTTTCAATCATGGATTTAAGTAGAAGAATAACTGGAGGTGCAACCAATTCGACTAAGGCTGCCTTAGACAGACTCTCGGCAATATCATCCCGCTCAATATAAGCAAGATAGTACGATGAACCCGCCATGATAGCTCCTATGTAGACGAGTACAAATATAAGAATCTTGCTCGTATCCAGTTTACCTTTGTCATTCAACCAACAGGATATCCAAACTAAAACAAAACCAAAAGCTATGGTTCCACAAATCATGAGAACCTTAAATCCCCAAGTTCGTAGAATAAAACAACACACAAAGCTAAAGGTTATAGATAAGAGACACAATAGAAGTGCTCTTAAAAACAACTTCTTCATATCACTTATCCAGCAAACCGGCTCTGTTAAACAGAGTCGCTGCTTCTTCGCGACGAAGAAAACCCTGGGGATTATCGACGAGGCCGTCTTTGTCACCGTCGGAGAAAAGACCACTCTCAACAGCTTTCTCACACGACTCAATCGCGTATTCGGACGGTTTCTCGTCAGCAAGTCGAATGTTTATACGAGCAAGCAATGAGTCAACCTGCTCATCAGTTAGTTTTGTAAAGTCCATATCTTCATCCTCCTCAAGATTGGCATTGACTCTTTTTGCTATTTCACCATGAAGGTTATATAGGTAGTTTCCTGGGCAGGCCTTAGCAGCGAACCAACGATGAACCGTCATGTTCTGTTTGTCAACCTGTCCGATTAAAGACTTATCAGCCTCCCATAGAAGTGCCTTGATTCCATTACGTTTGCAAATGTCGGTTAGCAATAGAATAAGAGATTCATATGCCTCGTCAGATATTGGCCAATCTGGAGCACCATCACAGTTTGCCACTTCGATGGTTATTGCTCGGTTATCGTTGGAACCCGAAGAGGTGCATATAGAACGGTCGCCCTCGTCAACGTACAATGCAATTCGACCATCTGAACCTATGCCATAGTTGCTGCTGGCTACTCTAACTTGGAACACCTCGCCACAGCCTTCTATTGAACCATCACCAGCCATAACGTGGATAGAAATAGTATCAATAATATGGTTTCGAGGACTGACCCTATGCGGACTAATCCTCGTGTATGAGATTAAAGAACTGTTGCTCATAGCATCACCCCTTTGTATTCATTGAACGTCTACGAGACGCGTTTAATGCCGCATTACGACTAAGGGTTTCTTTCCTACCCATCTTCTTCGGAGGTTGACTCTTAGCGTCGCAGACCTTGATTAAGGCAAGTAGTTTGTTAAGGTGCCACTTTTCACGATCAAATGGAATGTTTAAAGCAACCATCCAATAGTAGATGATTTCGGAAGTCGTAATTTCTCTATTCAGCCCCTTTTTCTCATTAGGAAAGGTGGTAGCCGTCATAGGGGCTTCGATGTAATCGGTTACCTGCTTTATGTTTTCTGAAGTAAGATACCGATAAACATTTGGATCGACGTTTTGGGTTATAGTCATACACCGAATGTAATCAATATTTTCTTCACTTGTTTTCTCTTGTTTAGCCAAGAATGGTTTACACCATCTCGACTCCCATTTTGAAAGGGAGACCAGAGAGTGCTCGAGTTGCAATGTGTATTCCTTGGAATGAACGAATTCGTTCTTTTCCTCGTCCCATTGCTCGATAGAAGGTATCGTGAGCTGTAACATTTCTGGCCTCCCTGTTCCAACATATTAATTAAGTGGCGCAGGAATCGAACTTAAGTTATTGGGAGCCTGCGGAATAATCCCATTAACAAAGTCCGCCGCGGAATCAGCATCGGTTAAGAACTCCATAAAGAGTTCACTATACGCTTCTGTCGCTGTGAAGGAGTCTGTTATCTCCTTGTTTTTCATGAAGCGCTTTCCGTCAAGACTCTTTTCGCCATATGCCTTACGGATAAGGTCTTTGAATATCTCAACGATAGCCGGGCCATCTGTTGTCCTGTTGATCTTCGCAACTATGGCGTTCATGCCGCCGTCATAACAGAGATCCATCTCTGTGATCTCTGCTTTTGTCAGATTGAAGTAAAAATCCTCAGTCTGTTTGACTCCGTTGAAGTCAGTATAGGTAATTGTCTTTTTAAGCATAGTGTAATTAACTCCTTTCAAAATGTTGATTATAGCGGAGCCCTCCGGATATCGAGAGAGCCCCGCCAAGAATCATAAGATTGCACACGC